CTGGATTTGTAAAAGCATATTATGATGATGGCTTACAAGTTACTAATCACACTTACACAGGATTATCAGAGATCCAAAAAGATGCATTAATTTTAGATCCTAATGTTGAGGTTGTATCTCAAGAGGCAGAAATGGAAATGGTGGAAACTGTTAATGAGCTAGGAGAAACAATCGTGCAAGAAACTCCTGTTTCTTTTGATCTGAAAATTAGAAGGATCACAACTAAAAGCAAAGTTTGTATTGATGCTGTTCCTCCAGAAGAAGTATTAATTTCTAGAGATGCCAGGACAATAGAAACAGCAGAATATGTAGCTCACAGAAAAATTTGTCCTGTTTCAGATCTTGTAGCAATGGGTTATGACAGAGAGGAAATGTTAGAACATGCTGGAGCTGGTAAATACGATAATGAAACTTACAATGAAACAGTTGCGAGAAATCCATTTGCAGAGCCAGATAGCACAGATAGACCTGATGATGACATGCAAAATGTTTTATATGTTGAGCATTATGTTTTATATGATCTTGATGATGATGGTATAGCTGAAAGAATTAAAGTTTGTACGATTGGAAATGGTTGTAGGATCATAAATGTTGAGCCATGTGATGTTTTACCAATCGCAATGTTCCAATCAGATCCAGAGCCTCATACTGTTGTTGGACAATGTATGGCTGATTATCTAAAAGGGATCCAAAGTGCAAAATCACAAATTATGAGAGATACCCTGGATAGCCTGGGGCATTCTATTTTCCCCAGGATGGTAATTACTGAGGGGCAAGTAAATATTGATGATGTTTTAAATACAGATATTGGACAGCCAATTAGAGTTAGAACTCCAGGGGCAGTACAGCCTTTGAGTGTTCCCTTTGTAGGCAAAGATGCTTTCCCTGTTTTAAATTACCTGGATAGTGTCAAAGAAGATCGTACAGGTACATCAAAAGCCTCTGCTGGATTGAATGCAGATGCATTGCAAAGCTCAACTAAAACAGCAGTTGCGGCCACAATGTCAGCCTCCCAGGGCAGAACAGAATTAATCTGTAGGCATTTTGCTGAAACAGGTATGAAGCCATTGTTTAAAATTATTTATAACCTGGTTGTTAGACATCAAAACCAGGAAGAAATGTTTAGATTAAATAATGAGTTCATTCCTGTAGATCCAAGATATTGGGATGCAGATAAAGATGTGGAGATCTCAGTTGCAATTTCTAAAACCTCTGATGAGGAAAAAGGTCAGTTTTTAACTCAGCTAGTGCAAATTCAAAAAGAGGCATTTCAACAAATGGGAGGCAACAATCCTCTTGTTACTCCACAACAATTCTCAAACACACTAGCCAAATTGATAGAACTAGCTGGGTTTAAAGATGTAAATCAATTTATCAATACAGAGGTCGTTGTTCCTCCACAGGATCCTAGCCAGGAGAAACCAAGTGGAGAAGAATTACTCGCAATGGCTGAGTCTGAAAAAGCTAAAGCTCAAGCAAACAAGGCCATCCTGGATGCTGAAAATGACAGATTAAAAATGATGATGGATGATGATTTTAAAAGAGATCAAGCCAACACAGATGCTCTGTTAAAAGTTATGGAATTAAATGCTAAATATGGAACTGAACTTCAAATGAGTGAGATCAATGCATATTTGGAAAGGGATAAAGAAGAAATAAGACAAAGGAATAAAAATGGATCCATTGATGGAAATCTTCCTAACACAACAGAGATCTAAATCTAAGATCTTTCACTTGGAGGCATTTGTCCAAGACTATGCCTATATTGGCACAGACATAAAAGCTGACTCATTAGACGAGGCAGAATTAATTTTAAAATCTGTTTTTGGATCTGCTTTTCCAGGAGATGATCCAGAAATTTTTTGCTTATCAGAGGAGTGGGTACATTAATGGCAACTAAAAAAGATCCAAGATTGAAAAGAGCTGGAGTATCTGGCTTTAATAAACCAAAAAGAACACCAAGCCATCCAACTAAATCTCATGTTGTTGTCGCTAAAGAAGGCGATAAGATCAAAACGATTAGGTTTGGACAGCAAGGAGTAAGGGGCGATAGAACTATGACTAAGAGAGCTAAGTCTTTCAAAGCTAGGCATAGGAAAAATATCGCAAAAGGTAAAATGTCGGCCGCCTATTGGGCCAACAAATCAAAATGGTAGGAGGTAATCATGCCAAGTAAAAAGATTGGATTATATTCCAATATCCACAGGAAAAGGAAAAGGATAAAGGCTGGATCTGGAGAAAAAATGAGAAAGCCAGGATCCAAAGGGGCCCCAACAGCCAAACAATTTAAACAAGCGGCCAAAACTGCTAAAAAACCAAAGAAGAGGAAATAAAATGCCAGGAAAACATTATGGATCTAAAATGAAAAAATCCAAAAAAACCAAAAAAAAGGGTACAAAGAAAAAGTATTGAGATGAAACATAAAAAACTTACCAAAAGGCAACAAGATACCCTTAAAAAACATAGCACACATCACACAGCCAAACACATGGCTGAGATGCGAAAACTTATGAGATCTGGAAAAACTTTTTCTGAGTCGCATAAGATGGCTATGAAAAAAGTTGGTAAATAAAATGGATCTCCAAGATTACTATTTAGAGCTTTCAGTTTTTCTATTTAGTATTCTTGGAGGGCTCATGCTTAAAGATTATTCTGTATCTCTAATCAAAGGCTTAAAGTTTAAATTTGACTCACAATTCCAGGAAGGACAAAAAGTTATGCTGGATGGAGAACAAGCAATGATCATTAAAATAGGTTGGCAAGTAACTACTTTTGGAGTTTATTCTCCAAGGGGCTATACCTGGAGATATGTAAGTAATACTAAAATTGAAGGTTTGAAATTAGAAAAAATAGTTGATGCAGATCTTCATGTGGACTCAGCTCACGAAAAAGCAATGAAACTTAGAAATATTTTAGAAGGAAAAGAAAATGATTGATAAATTTTTACAGCCAATAACAGGGATCATAGATAAATTAGTTCCAGATAAAACAAAAAAAATGGAGTTGGAACATGCTATCAAAACTCAAATGTTTGAGTTATCTAAACAACAAAACGAAGTTAATTTAGCCCAGGCAAAACATGGATCTATTTTTGTGGCTGGGGCCAGGCCTGCAATCATGTGGATTTGTGCCCTGGGGCTTTTTTGGAGTTTTTTCCTGGCTCCATTATTAAATTGGGGTGTTGTCGTATTTGGAGTAGATATACAGCCTCCAACTATAAACACCGAAGGTTTAATGACTCTTACTCTTAGTTTGTTAGGTTTAGGATCCATGAGAAGTTATGAAAAAGCTAAAGGAGTTGCCAGGAACAACATGAGAGAAGAAAACACAAAAGATGCTTATAAGCCATGATGTATGTTACTGAAATAGCAGTTATTAGAGCTGATGGATCTAGAGAGATCCATTCTGGGCCTATCATCCAGGCTAATTCACAAAAAGAGGCACAAGAAAAAGCAAAAATAATGAATAAAGATCTCAAGGTCGTAGGAAAATACATTTCTGAATTAGAGGTAGAAGATGAGTTGGCAATCTGATGATAAATGGCCTGCTCCTAATTTTACTTCGGAAGAGTTAGCTTGTTCTCATTGTGGAGAAGAAGAGATGGATTATGCTTTTCTAAAAAAATTACAAGATCTTAGATCTGATTTTGGATCTCCAATGATCATTACTTCTGCTTATAGATGTGAAGATCATCCAAACGAAAAATCAAAAAAAACTCCTGGGGCACATTGCCAGGGCAAAGCTGTAGATGTGTTGATTAATAGATCTGATGCATACAGATTATTAAGCCTGGCATTTCAGCATGGTTTTACAGGAATAGGAGTCGCACAAAAAGGTTATAATAATACTAGGTTTATTCATTTAGATTGGAATGTAGAAGATAAACCAAGACCAACAATATGGAGTTACTAATGGAAATAAATCCAATCATAATCTGGAATGCTATTTTAAGTTTAGTTTATGCTCCTTTGATTTATGCAATTAGATCTAATTCTAATGAGATCCAAAGAATAAATATTTTAATTAACAGAACTAGAGAAGAAATTGCTATGCATTATGTTTCAAAATCAGATAATGAAAGAGATATGGATATGTTAATTAAGAGATTTGATAAGTTAGAAGAAAAATTAGATCAGGTGTTAAATGGATAAAGAAACTGAAATCAGAGAAGGCTTAGAGGCAGAAAACATTTTAAAATCTGATGTTTTTAAAAAAACTTTTATTAATTATAAAAATGAATTAATAGAAACATGGGAACAGACTTCGCCAGAAGATATAGCTCTTAGAGAGAGTATCTATAAGGCAATCCAAATCTTACCAGAGGTTGAAAGACACCTCAGGATCATCATCAACAATGGGAAAATTACTACTCAACAAATTGAAAAAATGAGTGGTGTTTTCAAAATATAATTTTTTTAACCTAGATGGCTTTTGTATAAAAGTTAAAAGGGTTAAAATACAAACTATTGAGGTATGAATATGTCCAATAACGAAAATGAAACGATTGGATCTCAAACTGAAATGCAAGATGCAGTTCAATCCTTCGAGGAACTTTTAACTCCTGATAATGAAAAGGAACAAGTTGAAACTCCTGAGGAAGAAATAGCAGAAAATCAAGTTGAAGAAGTTGAGGCTGAGGATCTGGATCCAGAAGAGGATCTCCAGGAAACCGAAGAAGAAACAGAATTTGACGAAGATATATCAGAAGAAGATGAAATTGAAACTGATGATGAACAGGAACTTATAGCCATCAAAGTTGATGGGGAAGAAATTGAAGTTACCCTGGATGAATTAAAAAGTGGATATAGTCGGCAGAAAGATTATACGAAAAAGACACAAGAAATTTCTAATCAAAGAAAAGATCTTGAATTAAAAAATCAAGAAGTTTCTAAAAAAGAAATGGAAATGTCTGAGGAAAGAGCTTTATACAAAGAGTTATTACCCAAAATGCAATTAATGTTGAAAAACAACATGAAAGCTGAGCCAGATTGGGCACAACTTATTGATGAAGATCCTCAAGAGTATTTAAGGCAGAAACAAAAGTGGGAACAGCAAGGAACTACTTTGAACTTTATAGATGCTGAGCTCGAAAGAACTAAGAATGAGGCCTACCAGGCTGAATTAGATCTTATCGAACAGCAAAAAAATGAGGCTAAAGTAATAATTGCAGATAAGATCCCTGAGTGGAAAGACGATAAAATTGCAGAAAAAGAGGTTAATGAGATCTCTGAGTATGCTAGATCTCTTGGCTTTACAAATGAGGAACTCTCCCAGGTTTATGATGGCAGACTTGTAGTTTTACTAAGGGATGCCTGGCAACACAGCAAAACTAAAAAAGCTGTAGCTAAAAAGCCTAAAGAGTCAGCATCAAGAAGAGTTGCAAAACCAGGCACAGCTACAAAGCCAAAAGGTAATATTAATCTTAAAAAAGCTCAACAAAAACTAAGGCAATCAGGCAAGGTTTCTGATGCCACAAAAGTTTTTGAACAATTAATTTAAACTTTTTTAAGAGGATAAAATCATGGCAAAAATTACGAATGCTTATGACACTTATTCAGCTACTACAAATAGAGAGGCTTTGGCTAATACTATCTTCAATTTAGATCCAACTGCTACTCCATTTATGTCTGCAATAGGTACAAAAAATGTGTCCAATGTTACTTTTGATTGGAGCACAGAAAATCTCCCTAGCATATCTGCTACAGGAGAATTAGAGGGATTTGAGATCTCAAGAGCGGCCGCAACTCCTGTTGTTCGTCAATCGAATGTATGTCAAATCAATTCAGTAAATGTAACAGTTACTAATTCACAAAACTCAATGGATGTAGCTGGGAAAAGATCTGAAATGGCACATCAAATGGCTTTACTTTCCAAAGCTCTAAAAAGAAATATGGAAACTGCTATTTGTCAAAACCAGGCTAAAAATTCTGGTAATGCGACAACGGCCAGAGCTACTAGATCTTTTGAGGCATGGCTTTCAAGTAATGTTTCAAGAGGTACAGGTGGAGCCAATGGATCCAACTCAAGTGCGGCCACAGATGCTAGTTCTGGAAACCAGAGAGCATTAACTGAAACTTTGTTGAAAGGTGTACTCCAATCTATGTTCACTAATGGGGCTGAGCCAAACATGGCAATAGCAGGCCCACATAACAAACAAGTGATCTCTGGATTTACAGGTAGATCTAACACTAGACAAAATATAGATAGCGATACTGTATCTGCATCTATAAGTTTGTATGCATCTGACTTTGGAACTTTGCAAATTGTTCCATCTAACAGATCAAGAGATAGATCTTTACTATTAATAGATCCTGAATACTTGAAACATGCATTTTTGAGAACTTTCCAAACAATAGATATTTCAACTATTGGGGATGCTGAAACAAAAATGATAGTAGCTGAACATGGACTAGAAGTGAGCTCAGAACAAGCTCATGGAATAGTTGCTGATTTAACTACTTCATAATCAATTTAGGGGAGGGGCTTAGCCTCTCCCCATTTTGAGATCAAGTATGAGCAAAGTAACAACTGTTATAGCCCACAAGCATAATTTAACTACCTCTTTGGTTAGTGAGGATAATGCTGGAAAAACTATTTCAACTCAGGACATAACCAAGACTTTAGAATTTGCCAAGCATCTAGGAGATACAAATAATTTTGCTCCTGGAAAAGATCTTAGGCATGTTGCAGAAGTTCCCCTGGTTATTTATGAGAAGGCAGTTTTAGAAGGATGGGCAAATGACAAAGATGCCTGGAAGAAATGGTTGAATGCTCCAGAGAATAAACCATTTCGTACTTGGCCTGGGAAAATCTAATGACCTATGATGAATTAAAAACAAGAATAGCTGACTATCTAAACAGATCAGATCTTGGCAATGTGATTGATAGTTTTATTGATCAAGCTGAGTCTGAAATTAACAGAAAATTAAGACACAAAGATATGATCAAAAGATCTACAGCAGTTTTGGATAATCAATATTCGCAACTGCCTGGAGATTGGTTAGGAGCAATAAATGTGGATCTGCAAACAGGAGATCCTGTTCCATTGTTTCAAAAATCTTTAGAAAGTTTAGATCTATATAGAAACAGTATTCAAAACACATCAGGTCAGCCTAAGTATTTTGCGATTGATGGAGATACCTTAGAAGTATGTCCTACTCCAGATCAGAGTTATACAATCCAAATGACTTATTATGCTGAGATCCCAGCTCTAAGCTCAACAGTATCAGAAAACTTTTTGTCCAGGACAGCTCCAGATGTTTATCTTTATGGAGCTCTCAAACATGCCTCTGTTTATTTAATGGAGGATGAAAGGATCCAATTTTTCGCTGGGCAATTTGAAAAGGCAATAGAAGAATTAAGGATCCAACAACAACAAGGAGCCTTTGGTAAGGGATCTCTCTTAGTAAGAAAGAGAACTTATGGAGGCAAAACTAAACCACAATATTATTACAAGTCTTAATTACCAAGGAGGTACAAAATGGCTGGATTTTCGGATTATCTAGAAACAAAAGTTCTAGATCATGTTTTTGGAGGTACTTCGTACACAGCTCCAACAACTTTATATGTTGCTTTATATACAGCGGCCCCAACTGATACAGGAGGGGGCACAGAAGTTTCAACTTCTGGAACTGCTTATGCAAGACAAACAATTACTTTTACAACTTCTGGTGGAACTACATCAAACACATCTGCTGTTGAATATGCTACTGCGACAGGCTCAGGCTTTGGCACAGTAGTTGCAATGGGAATTTTTGATGCAAGTACATCAGGAAACTTATTAGCTTATGGAACTTTGACTACATCTAAATCAGTTTCGGCTGGAGATGTATTTAGGTTTAATGCATCAGCGATTGATATAACTCTTACATAAGGAGCTTAAATGAGCTCAGTAGGATATGGAGATTTCCATTGGGGTAGATCCCATTATGGAACTCCACAATATGAAGTGGCGAGTTGCACTATTTCTGCATCTAGTGGAAGTAGTGTTTCGCCTACTGTTCAATTTAACCTACAAAATGAAACAATAAATGCACAATCAGGGCTCTCAGGATCTATAAATATAAAAGTACAGCCCACAGCTACATCTAATGGAGTTTCCTCGCTGATAGCAGAAATGAGGAGAATAAAATTAGGTATTCCATTGGAGCTCCTGGAAAATTCAGGATCTCTATCACATGGAACACAAGTGGATCAAGCAGAAACATTTGTCCAGGTAAATTCTGGAATTACATCAGTTGGCAATCAAATAGACCAGGGAGAGGCTGTTATTAATGCCTCATCTGGATCTCAACAAACAGGAATACAAATAGATCTAGGTCAAACCTCCTTAACAGAAACATCCAGCTCAGCCAATGTTGGAACACAAATTGATCTAGGACAAGTAAATCCTATTGGTGTTTCTCAAACTGTATCTGCTGGAACACAAATAGACCTGGGAGCAAGTGCTACCTGTCTGCCAACTAGCAATGTAACAACTTTAAATCCTCAGCATTCTCAAAACATTGTTGATGTAAAATATCAAAACAATGCATTTTTAGTAAATGGATCTGATTTTTATATTGCACTTAGAAGAAATATTTTTAATGAAATAAATCAATCAGACACAAGCAATGTTGGAAACACTTTGGCATTATCACAAGCTCCAGATGGCTACCACAACACAAATACAACTCATGTTTCAGTTAGGACTGACAGCAATTCAAATACTTATTTGCAAGTTTCTGGAGCATACAATGGAACTACTCCTGGAGGATCTGCTACAAATCAAAAAAGAACTATTTACAGATATACTCCTGACACACAAGGAGGAACTCCAACTTACACAGGCTCAGCCTGGGCTTATGTTTATTATCAAACTGCTCCAATCGAAGATGATTTAGTTACAGCAACTATAGGATCTGTTGTGTTAAATGGTAACAGCATTCTTACTGTAAATGGCTATCCAGCTTATCAATTTTCTGGAGATACTTCTAAAGAAACAGCAAATGGTGTTGGTGGACATTGGGAGGCTTTTGAAATTGATGGAACTTCGCAAACAAACACAGCGACAACTTTTGTTTCAGACTCAACAATTTACGAAACAGGAATTACAACTACAGGCACAGTTGGATCTGACAGAAAAATAAGTCTTACTCCAACAAGCTCAACACCAAATCTTTTTTATTTTTCATTAGAAAACAGCAATAAGGGAGGATCTGCAAGTGTTACTGATTTTGCTGGTGTTGAAAGTACCTTCTTGTTAGTTGGTGGATCTGACATAGATGCTGTTGCAAATTTATTTTCAGAAGGTGTTAGAAGGTATTTTGGTATTGCACAAGTTAATTCATCTAGTGGAGTATCTCCTGATGGTGGGTTAAAATGGACAAATCAATCAGTACCCAACACTTCCTGGACTGAACAAAAACAAGCAAGACAATAAAACGAGGCAAATAAAATGGCAGATACATTTTCAACTAATCTTAATCTCACAAAACCAGAGGTAGGAGCATCAACAGATACCTGGGGAACTAAAATAAATACCCAGGTTATTGATCCTATTGATGCCATATTCTCTGCAACAGGAACAGAGGTAAATGTAAGATTTAATTCAGCAAACTTTGACGATAACAAAAAAGCAATATTTGGCACAGGAGATGATCTGGAAATTTACCATGATGGATCTAATTCTGTAATCAAAGATGCTGGAACAGGATCTTTAAATGTCTTGGCTAATATTTTTGATGTAAGAAAAGCAGATAACTCAGGATCCATTGCATCTTTTAATGAAAATGGATCAGTTGCAATTACAGGAAATGTTGATGTTACAGGCAACATTACTGTTTCAGGCACAGTTGATGGTGTTGATATTGCCTCAAGAGATGCTGTCTTAACTTCAACAGCTACTTCGGCCACAGATGCAAACACTTTGGCCACAACTGCTAACACTACTGCAAATGCGGCCTTGCCAAAAGCTGGTGGATCAATGACAGGATTGCTCACAGCCAACTCAGGTGTAGCTATAGATAATATTACTATTGATGGCACAGAAATAGATTTATCTTCTGGAGATTTAACTATAGATGTTGCTGGAAATATGAAACTAAACGCAGATGGTGGTCAAATAGCTTTTGAAGATGGCTCTACAGAAATAGGTGTATTTGAAAACTCTAGTTCTAACTTTTCAATAGAGGCAAAAGTACAAGATAAAGATATATTATTTAAAGGTAATGATGGTGGCTCTGGTATAACTGCTCTTACCCTTGATATGTCTAATTCTGGGGCCGCAACTTTTAATAATAATGTTACAGCTTTTTCAGACGAAAGATTAAAAGATAATATTGAAACTCTAGAAAATGGTTTATCTAAAGTAGAGCAATTAAGAGGTGTTACTTACACTAGAGATGAGAAAAAAAATATAGGTGTCATTGCTCAGGAAGTAGAAAAAATATTACCAGAAGTTGTATTGACTGCTGATGATGAAATGGGCACAAAGTCTGTCGATTACAGCAGATTAACAGCAGTATTGATTGAGGCAGTCAAAGACTTATCAGACAAAGTAAAAGAATTAGAGGGTAAATAATGGCTTTACAAAGCTCAGGAGCTATCTCTTTAAATGACATCCATATAGAGGCTGGAGGAACTTCTGGAACTCAAGCATCTATAAATGATGCTGATATAAGACAGATGATAAATAAATCTTCTGGAGCTACAGCATCTTTTTCAGAATATTATGGAGCCTCATCTAGCATAGCTACTATTAATTGCAGTTTGACTCTGACAAGATCTGAAGATGGAACTTATAGTACCGACTATAAAGGCAATTCTTACTTTACTCTTTCAGGTTATTCTTATTATTTAAGGGTTGCTGATTGGAGTAGTCTTTCAACAACAAATGCTAGAAATTATCTAGGATCTTATAGTTCAACAGATACAAGTGTTTCAAGCTCAGATCAAAATTTTTTAGGATCAATGGGATCTGGCACAACTTATGACAGCATTCAATTTTCACACAGAACTATGACAAACACATCAAATTCTGTTATAGGCTCTGCAACTACTATCAATTTTAGTCATATTGGTAATGGTAATATTTATAACTACCCAACTTCTACAGGTAGCAATTGGAGTTTGCCAACAACTTTTAACAATATAAATTTAACTTTTTCTTATGGTGGTACTAATTACAATTGGAATTGGAATAGAGTAAATCATTTTTCAAATGTAGCTACTACAAATATTACAATTTCAGGTTTTCAAACTTTTGATGGAAATCCACAAACAATTTCTTCTGTTTATGCCATTCCTAGCTCTGCTGGAGCTGGAAATTTTATAGGAGCTGGAAATTCAACTGCAATTACCATAACAGGAGCAAAATTTACAATTACTTGATATGCACGAATATACAAAAAAAATTATAGATGGAGTTGAGTGGGGCATTTATCACAATGACTCTAAAACTCTTGAATTTATATTTATAGATGATGCAGATGCACAATTTCAAATAGATAAATTTTTAGAAGAAGAACATATTTTAGAACTTAAAATGAAATATCCTGATACTTGGAAGGAACAGTTAGCAAAAGAAAATAAAACACACGAGGTTTCGCTAACACCTAGTTTGGATTTACCAATAGAAAATGTTGAGGAGATGTAGAAATGATTAAGTACACTTTTGAAGGCATAAAAAATGTAAATATTGAAAATGAATTTCAAATATCTGTTGTTAAAGGAAATATTGGAGCAGAGATCTCAAGAACTGAAATAGAAGAACAGCCTAATTTTGACAAAATAGAATACCTTGATGATTACAAAATAAATAAATCATTAACAAATTATTTATTTATGCAAGGTAAAGTTAAAGTTTCTTATGAATGGGAAGCAGATGAAATATCAAAAGCAGATGTAGATAAAATTGAGCAATTATATGCAGATAATCCAGAAGATGCTTACTCAAAAGCAACAAGAACAGATAACTCTTATGGCTATGAAATTGATTATGGTGGTTATGTTAAAGAATGGAGGGAAAGATCAACAGATTATGAATTAGCAACTAACAAGGCAAGTCTTAAATCAATAGAAGATGATACGATTATTATTTGTTGTTTGCAGAATAATTATGGATATAAATTTTACAATGTTGATTTAGATCCAAATGAAACAATAGAAACTCCCAAGATGGGAAATATTAATTTTTTATTAGTTGGTAATAAATGCGAAGTTACAGTTCCCTCTCCTGATGTTATAGGGGAAGAGTTTAAATATAATTTTGAACAATATGATTGTAAAAAATTATCTAGTCAAAAATGTTTTGTAAAAAATGTTAGCGACAAAATTTGTCGTGTTGTAATGCTATGCAGATCATAAAAGGTATAAAATTTTTAAGAGCTTATGCCTCAGGCAAAAGCCATATCAACGCAGATCTAAATTTGATTATGGAGATGGTGGATGAGCTAGATAGAAATTGCGATATAAAATTAAAGAAAAAATTTAAAAACCATCCTTACTCTAAAAAATTTTATAACCAGGGAGATCTGAGAACAGAAGTTTTAAAAAGCAGATATAAAAAAGGAACTTTTGGTAGTGAATTAAAAAAGTTTTGGAAAGAAAACAAAGAAGATCTGTTTAAAAAAAATTTAAACATTTCTAAAACAAAACACAAAAAAGATGTGGCTTACATGAAAGGTACACTTAACGAACATGACATCATTCATTGTATTAATAAATTAGACTCAACACCTTTAGCAGAAGTTTCTGTTTTAGCTTTTACTATTGCCAAAGGTTTTAGATATAGTTTTTTTTACATACTCCTGGCTAGTGTCTTTATGGCTTTTAAAAATTCTTTTGGCAAAAAAGCTATCAAAGGCAGTTTGTTATTTAAAATAAAATATATGCCTTTTATAAGTGTCATAAGATTAATAAAAGAGGCTTATGTAAATGGAAAAAAATCACAATGGTTTATGACTATTGATTGGAGAGAATATTTAGATAAGCCTTTTGAAGATGTTAGAAAAGAATTAAATATAAAAGATTTTCCTGTTTGGGAAGATCTAAAACCTAAATGGTATGAATTACTAGAAAGCTACAAAAAAATGGAAAGAATTTAAAATGGCATTACTACCAATAACCCCTCCTCCTGGAGTCAAAACAAATGGCACAGAATATTCTAATAAGAATAGCTGGGTTGAGTCAGATCTTTGCAGATTTGAAAATGGTTTTTTAACAAACATAGGTGGATGGACAAGTGCAAAACAAACTAAATTAGTGGGTACACCAATAGGCATGTATGCCTACTACACAAATAATGATGAAAGAGTTTTAGCTATAGGCACAAGAGAAAAAGTCTATGTAAATTTTAGAGATAATTGGTATGACATTACTCCAACAGGATTTGTTGGAGATGCACAAACCTCTCCATTAGGCTTTGGAGCTTACAACTATAATGTTGAAGATTATGGAGATGCCAGATCTCAATCAGGATTGGCTTTTGATACTAAACCTTTTTCATTTGATAACTTTGGAGAAAATTTAATTTTTTGTTGTGGATCTGATGGCAAAATTTATAAATGGAGGCCTGATAGTTTGAGTGATGGATCTTATGTGCCTGACAGCAAAGGCTTACAACTAGCAAATTCTCCTATAGGAGTTATGGGCATATTAGTTACCAATGAAAGACACATATTTGCTTTTGGAGTACAAGGCAATCCAAGAAAAATAGCCTGGAGCTCAAGAGAAACTGATAATGTTTGGACAGCATCAGCCACAAATACTGCTGGAGATCTTATTGTTAGCTCAGGAGGATCTATCCAGGGTGGAGTAAAATTTGGAGCTGATGTCATTGTTTTTACAGATGTTGGGATCCAAAAGGTTTATTATGCTGGATCTCCATTAATTTATGGGATCCAAGAGGCTGGATCTAATTGTCGTACATCAAATATGAAAACTGTTGCTACTACAGGAAATTTTGTAGCCTGGATGGGAGATAATAGTTTTTATTTTTATGATGGCAGAGTTCAAAAAATTAAATCTGATGTCCATGATTTTGTTTTTGAAAACATTAGATATGATTATCGCCAGGCATCATGTGGAGGACATAATCAATTATTCACAGAGATCTGGTGGTTTTTTCCATCAGGAGAGAGTGCACAAACACCTAATAAATATGTGATCTGGAATTACATTGATAATGTTTGGGCAACAGGATCTCTAGATCGTTCAGTATGGATGGATCAAGGAGTGATGAATTATCCAATGGCATGTGCATCAGATGGATCTGTTTATGAACATGAAAAAGGTACTTTACAAGCATCAGCAGATATTGGATCTGCTGTACCTTTTGCAAGAACAGGGCCTATAGAAATTGCCCAAGGAGATCGTTTAGCACAAGCAAATCAAATTATTCCTGATAGTGATGCAGTAACTCTTCCTGGAGTAACTTTATCTTTTAAAGGCAAAAAAACTCCATTAGGAGCAGAAGAAGATTTTGGATCTTTCACATTTGACTCTGATGGCTATCAAGATTGTAGATTTTCTGCCAGGCAAATATCTTTAAAAGTTACAGGAGATAAAACACAAGATTTTCAAGTTGGGAATATTCGTCTAGAAATTAAAGCAAGAGGGAAAAGATGAGCAGAAAAACTTTTCCTAAACCAACAAAAGAATATGACGAGCAATATATGAATAGGTTAGTTAGTGATTTAGAACAAAGCACAACTTTGATCCTGGAAAAAGGATCCAGAATAGAGGCAAATTCTAATGACAGCACAGAGTTAGTGCTTGTTTCTCCTAATGGAACTAAATACAAATTAGAGGTAAATGATGCTGGAACAATCTCCACAACTCAAGTTGTATAAATGGGAAGAGCAATGGGAAAGAACAAAACCTTATATTGAAAAGGCTATTAAGTACCAAGATCTCTACACTATAGATGATGTAACTGATAAAATAAGAGATGGATCATTCCTGTTATGGCCTGGAACAAGATCTGCAATGATCACAGAGTTCATAGATTTCCCACAAAAAAAAGTTTGTAATTTATTATTTTGTGGAGGAGATTACGAAGAGCTTGAAAAAATCACTAATGAAGTTGAAAGATTTGCAAAAAAATTAGGCTGTCAAAGATTGTATGGAGGAGGCAGAAAAGCCTGGATCCGAAAAATAAAACATCTTGGATGGGAAAATGATTACACAATCAGGAAGGAAATATTATGAGCAAAGGAGCTAAGACACAAACATCAAAGACAACTGTTCCAAAGTATCAAGAACAGGCATTCAAAGATCTTTACGCAATGGGTAGGAGAGTTTCATCTCAGCCTTATACTCCATACACAGGAGAAATGTTTGCAGATCGTAATCCTTTGCAAATAGGAGCCATGAATACTGCTGTTGGCATGTCTAACATGGCAAATAGATTTGATCCTACAGCTAACTTAATGAATTTAGCTGGGATGGATAATCAAATTGTACCTACAGATTATATTCCTACAGTTGGACAAGCTGATGATTTTTCTGGAATACAAAATGTTAGATCTGATGTAAGAGAAACAGGAGCACAATCAATTTTGCCTGTTGCTCAAGATTACATGAACACTTTTACAGATGCTACTACTGACATTGGATTGAGGCAGTTAGATGATCAAAGATTAATGCAATTACAAAAAGATCAAGATCAACAAATTGGCAGAGGAGCCTTTGGTGGATCCAGGGGAGCATTAATGGAAGCAGAAACTAACAAAAATTTTGATCAAGCTAAAGCAGATTTTGTAGCAAAACAAAATCAACAAAATTTCCAGAATGCTTTGAAATTTGCTGGTATGGATAGAGATAGACAGTTGAAAGCAACAGGAATGGACATGGGCATTGATAAAGATCTAGCCTTAGCTAATCAACAAGCCAGGCAACAAGCTGGACTTGTAAATCAAGAAATGCAACAAGATTACTTATCTAAATTAGCAGATCTTCAATATGGAAAAGCCACACTTGATAATGAAAGAGCTATCAAGCAAGGAGCTCTAAATGATGCTAGAGCTGAAAGAATGAGAGGTATCTTTAATGATATTCTAGGAGCTCAAGAGTCAGGCATGGGAGCTTTGACACAGCAAGGATTATTACAAAATGAATATGACCAGGCTAAATTAAATGAGGCATATAGACAATTTGTAGAGAAAAGAGATTTTGGAGCAAGAAATCTTGGGTTATTTACTTCTGCTGTATCAGGTGTTCCATACATGGGATCTACTTCTACAACAGAACGAAAGAAAACAGGTTTTGGAGATATTCTAGGAGGCTTAGTAACTCTAGGAGCGGCCAAACTAGGAGCATCTGATAAAAGGTTAAAAACTAATATAAGAAAATTAGGATCTTATAATGGAGTAAATATTTATTCCTGGACATGGAATGCATTAGCAAAATCTATGGGAATACATTTAGACAATCCAAGGACTACAGGTGTTATGGCTCAAGAGGTTATGCACATTCCTGGAGCTGTTTTACTAGATAAAAATGGATATTACCTAGTTAATTATGAGGTATTCGCACAATGATAAATTTTAATTTCAGAAATCCATTGCTTATGGCAATGGAGGAAGAAAAAAGAAGATTAAATCTTGGTGGTAATCCAAGTTTGCAATCAACAGCTTTTGCTACACCAACTGAAAGAGAAAATATCAATCAAGTACCAAGATTAGGATCTTTGAGTAATCTCAATAATATTTTAGATATGAATAATATGTCTAATACAAATACATCTGCTCTTGATACAACTCCTATTAATTTCAATACACAGCCAGGCATGGATAATCTGAATTTATCACTAAATAATTTAGATCCAACTTTTAATTTAATGGGATCTAATCTTAATAATGCTTTAGCTACAAATAACTTTTTAGATACTAATCCTTTAATAACAAGAAATGACCAACAATCTGGATCTGGATCTTCCTCACTAGAATTTTTGAACAAAACATTAGCTCCAGAAGTTCCTAATTATTCAAAATTTGGTAATTTCTTGGCATCAGGCATGAAAGGTGGCTTAAAAACTCAGCAAGAATTAGAAGAACTAGCAATCAATAATCCAGAGGCATTAAAAAAATATGATGAAGATAGAAAATTTGAAAGAAATCAAACTTTGTCAGCTATGCTCTACAATTTAGGGGAGTACATGAGAGAAGGTGGCAAACCTATGAGCCCTAATGAAATCAATCAGCAAAGACTTAGAGCTGATCAGTTAAGAGTTACAAGAGAGGCTCAGGAAAGATTTGATGAGGCTTACAAAAAAGCTCCTCCAGAAGTTCAACAACAAATGGATCTTTTGGGTAGAGATGCCTGGAATGAAATGCAAGTAGAAAAGTTTAAAGATAAAAATACAGCTCTAATGAGAAATATTAATAGTCTTAACGATATAGAACTACAAATACAAAAAGAGTTAGCTAAACCTGAAAGCCAACAAGATCCAGATCTCCTAAGACAATTACAAAACACCAGAACAGCTTACATGGTTGGAATTGGTGGAGATGAATATGATTTTGAGTTAGGACTTCAAGAAAGCAAAATCAATGCTAGAAAAAAACAAGATGAGCAATTTGCTAAAGATGATCTCAAATGGCAAACAACTGATAGAGCAACTGCTTACAACAATATTATTAATGTCAGAACTGCTATGAACACATTACAATCTGGAGCAAATGTTTCAGGTTTAGATGTGTCTTTGTTAGATGAATTTGAATGGCTCCAGGCTGGAATATTCCCAGCGGCCGCAAACTTCAAGTCAGATATTAGAGATATTGTTTTCCAAAGTTTAAGAGAAAAACTAGGAGCTCAATTCACAGAGAGAGAAGGGGATAGATTGGTAGCGGCCGCATTTAACTCTAAATTAACCGAAGAGGAAAACTATGCCAGGGTACAAAGATTGCTAGATGCTACTATGATGGTTTATGACAACAAGCAAAGCATGAGTGATTACTTTGCAGAGAATGGCACATTACAAGGCTATGTAAGTAATGCTCCAGATATTTATGAAATATCTGCAAGTGTTAGTGGTATTCCTGAGGACTTCAAATCTTGGGCAGAAGATGAAGAAACATTAAAGGCTTATGGGGATAGTTTGAAGAATGCAGATGGAAAACATGATGATGATGCTAAAAATAAATTAGATATTATCAG